ACAGGCCGCCGGTACAGCCGCACGCTCTTCACCAGCGGCTTGACATATTCCTCGCGCCACTCCGGATCACTGACATCCGGGAACGGATACCACTCCTGCGCCAGCGTCATCTCACTAAAGCGGTCGGCAATCTGGGTGATCAATTCGCCGACCAATGTTTGCACAAACTGTTTATTGTCTTCTTGCAGCTTTCCCGGCAGTGCGTCAATCTTGGTCTCAATCACATCGAAGCGGCTGCGAAAATGCGTGTGCAGTTCGGCGGCGTGCCGGTCCTGCGCCTGGCTCAGCGTGCGGTAATTTTGTTCGTCCTGCTTCTCTTTTTCCGCCAGCTTCTTTTCCCATGTGATCACATCGGCATCGGCACGTTGTTTAAGCTGGTCGTTGATGGTAATCTGCGCTTGCAGCATGTCGCCGACTGCGGCCAGTGTTTTGGTCAGCGACAGGCTTTCGGCTAGCTTGGCTTCAGCATCCTTGATCTTTACCTGCGCGTCCGCCTTGATCGTTTCCGCATCGGCTTCGATCACTTTGGTTCTTGCCCTTGAGCGCAAGTTCCATGCGCCTAGCAAGCCGATGACCGCCATTGCGGCTGCGATAATAGCTTCGTCGCTAATATGGAATCCGGCTATAACCATATCCCCTGCTTTCCCGATGGAGTGCTTTCGGCGTCCGGTACCGCCGCCTTACGACAGTTGACCATTCACCCTTTTGGCGAGGTACTTAAAGGCTTTCAGCAGGCCGATCATGTCATCGGCGATCTCGTTGAGCAGCGGCGCAGCCGTCCCTAAAGTCGGGCTTCCCTTGAAGGTGGTTTGTTTGGTGTTGATGTCCGTGATCGCCTGATCGATCTTGGCAAGCAGGGTTCCCATATCGATACTGCCGACGCGGGTTGCCGTTTGTTCCGCCGTCTCAGCATTTGGATTATGGGCATTGGCGATTGTGACAATTTGGCTGAGGGCTGCCGGGCTGGCGTCGTCGGACACGATCGCAAACAGGCCAGTACCATCTTGATTGAGACCGTAGCAGACAGCAGGCAGCGCGGCCTTAAGCTGCTGGTCGAGCAGCGCGATATTGACAGCCGAAAGTGAAATCTGTACTTTTTGTGGCATGGTTATGCTCCCGCTTCACGCACATAAAACAGAGGATCGCCTACCGCCGAGGTCGTTCCTTTAATGGTTGTTGTTCCAGAAGCACACTTGCACTGTACCTTAATGGTGTGTGATCCGGGGGCCAGCGCAGCAACGTGTGGGCTTACATTATAGAAACTAAGCGAGGTCGTGCTGTTCCAGTGGGTAGGGAGTGGTAAAACAGCGCCATCCACCAGTAATTGAAAACTGACGGCAACCGGCCCGCTGTTCTGCACAGCGAGAAGGATTATCACATCCAACCCGCCGCCGAACGTCGTCATGGTGGTTGTTAACCCTGTGATGTCGGTAAAGGTGGCGCTGGTCGTCGTAAAGTCTGCGGCGAACGTTATGCGTCCGCTCTCCGTCGGCGTTTTCAGCCACAGAAAATTATCACGCCAGTGCGTGTCCATAATGGTCTTGGTTAATAATTCGCCGTTCGTATACGTGCGCGGCCCTGTCCATGTTACTGCCATGATCTCTCCATCTCTCCTTAGCTCGGCCCGACTTTGGTGGTGGATCCCACTTCCGAATAGCCCGCGACACCCAGTACCCAGTACCGGGCACTGTTTGCAGGCTCCAAATACCATGTGGTGACGTGCTTGGTCAGGGCGTCACTGATCACATGTTCCTCGCCGATGATGAAATAATCGGCATTGTGTGCTGTTTGGGTTTCCGTGATCGTCAGCCGGTCGCCAATGGTGCGGGACAGTTGATTGCTCAGGTTGGCTGCCGTCTTGTTAATCAGGCTGATGCTTGCCATTCGCCCGTACGGCGTTGGCCGTCTGGACACTTCGTAATCCGCGATGGATTGGGCATCGTTAGCATTGTCCAGCACGTCGAGCTGCATCGACATCTCGCGCAGCCCGTAGAAGAAAGGACTGCTTTCATCAATGGCCGACGCTTCGGCCACGTTGTAACTGGTTAATTTGACGCCCTTGATGATGATGGACGAAATCGTGCAGTCCGCTTCTCTGGGGACAAACACCATTTCTGCGCCGCGTGCGTTGGCTGTCCATGAAGTCAGATCGGCGGTCCCGGTTGAGAACGCCAGTGTCGCGGTCTGGGTCATGGGCATTTGAATGTTGTAGCCGCCAACCCGGCTGTCGCTGGACTGTTCGGTGAAGCGCGCCGAAATCTTTTTCTCGGTGCCTTTCGGGATCGAAACCGGCTTGTCCAGTTCCCAGATGACCGAGTTGGATGCGCCGATGCTGCGCGGCTTGTAGCGCACGATGACCTTATTCACGATGTCGTCTTCCGACCCGTAAATATAGTCATAGTTGAGGATGCTGCTGTCCGTCAGGCTTAAATCAACGGTTGTGTCGAGTAGGAAATGGGTGCGGTTATAGAAGATCGCGCGTGCCGTGCGGTCAAAGAAGAACCTGCCACGCTCGGCCTCAACCACCTGCTTAATCGCCTCGTAGGCTGTCACGCCATCGTCCCATGTGTCGCCGACATAGCTCGGCGTCAACACGCCTGTATCCAGCACATAGGTCAGCGCCGAAGCAGGGACATAGGTGGTGGATCCCACTTCTGAATAACCGGCGATGCCCAGTGCCCACGGGCCAGCACTCAGCGCCTCCGGAATGTAGAGCTGGTCGAGGACATTCTGGATGATCTGATCAGTCCGCTGGCCGATTTGCAGCGGTAGATAGATCTTGGTGCTGTCGAGAACCCGCTTGACACCGGATGCGCTCAGAATCGCCCGTTTCTCGCCATTAGCAAGCGTTTGCGGCTGAACATTGGTGACCCAGCCGGTCCACAACGTATAGGTCGATCCGTTGTTCGCCTGATACCGGATCGGCACATTTTTCCACTTTTTGCCGTACAGCGGACCGCCGCTGTATTCCGGCGAGAAACGGCGATCCGAATTATCCAATTCCAGCTCTAACGTGCTGTCCCCTGCCACGTTCATATAAGGCGCGCGGAACCCGTTGAAGGAACGGATGTTCCGCACATAGGTCGTAATATTGTCGTAGGTGCCGCTGTAGTTGCCGTTCTTATCCCAATCGACACTGACGGTGTAAGTCGCGGTTGGCATTAGCGATCCTGTTCTTTATTCGCGCGGCTGACCATTCCCGCCACTTCATGCGGCGCTTGGCCGATGACGGTGATGTTGTAGATCTTCGTCCCTCCCCCCCCGCTGCCTGCGAAAGCCGCCTGCTGCGCCGGGTTGAGCACCATCTCGCCGCCGTGGACATACGCCAAGCCGCTGCTGTTGATATACCCGCCGCTGGCAAAGCCCGGTATTGACGAGCCGCTTGCGGCTTGAGCACCGCCAGTTTGGGCTGCCACGCCAAAGCCTGCCGTATCGACGTTAGTGTTCACATGCACGTTGGCCGTAACCGTCACATCGTAGGTCTTGGCTGAGGCCGCTTCTTTCAACTTCTTGTCATATTGATCGACCAGACTCGGCACATCGATCTGCATCTCGGTCGCCATCGGCACCAGCGCATTAAACGCGTCCTGCCCGTTGGGACCGCCGACGTCCAGCGCCTCGGTGAGTAAGCGCTGCATTTCAGCGTGTGGATCATTCGACAGCTTGAGTTGCAGCGGCAGCAGTGCTTGCAGCCCGCCGGTGTCGCCGTTGGCTACCGCTTGATCAATCGCCTGTTGAATAGCGACCGGATCGGCAATCTTCTTGGCAAGGTCTTCTATGCCTGCGCCGCCATTGGCAGTCGCTGCATAATTCAACGTGCCTACATCAATTTGGAGCGGACCGCCGGAGGCCAATGACGCATTAATATCCGATTCAAGCTGCTTGGCAAAGATCGCGGCGTTCTTGGAGTTTTCGGTATCCTGCACAATCTGCGTATTGACGTCCACGTTAATGCCGAGGACGACCTGCGCCGCTGCCGCCTTGCCTTTGAGATCGTCGATGACCGTCCCGATGTCCCGCACAAACGACCGGAAGCCGACCGCCACATCATTAAGTTTGTTTTTGATGTCGTCGACAATCGCTTGCAGGATAATCTTGAGGTTACCGAATACCCCTTCCCATGCCTTCAATCCATTTTGAATATCAGGATTGCTCAGCAGGGCGACGAGTCCGGCGATGCCCAGTGCCAGCAAACCGACCGGCCCGGTAGCAACTGTGATGATCGTCCCAAAGCCCGCGATTGCCGTGCCAATCAGCCCGACGATGGGACCGAGAATTGCTAACCCTGTTCCGAGTGCGCCGACACCCAGCACAATCGCGCCGATGGTTGAAGCTACCTGTGGATTCTTGCCTGCCCAATCGGTGATTGAATTGACGACTTCTGTTACCTTACCAACGATCGGGGTGAGTCCATCTTCCATCAAAGGGGTTAACCCTTCGATCAGCAGCGTTTCTACTGAGCCTTTGAGGCTTTCGACAACGCCATTGAATGTGCCCATCGATTTCTGTGCAATGTCAGATGCCGCCGGGGCTGCGATCATAGAGTCGATCATTTTATCGGTACCGCCTGCGGCCATGAGTGCCGACAGTGCCGTGATACCGTATGCGCCGCCCAAATTTTTAAGCGCCTGCGTCTTATCTTCCGGTGAGAAATCTTTCATCGACGCCGACAATTGGTCGATGATGGTATCCATATCCTTCATCTTGCCAGAGGAGTCGTACAGCGTGACGCCCAATGCTTTAAGCTGATCCTGCGCGGTTGTCGTTGTGGACAAGTTCAGCAGCGCCGATTTGAGCTGTGTACCGGCCTCCGCCCCTTCGATGCCTGCATTCGACATAACAGCCAGAGCAGCCGCCGTATCACGCATCGAAAATCCCATCGTTGAGGCCACGACGCCGACATTCTTTAACCCATCAGCCATGCCGCTCACATCCGCGCGTGATGCATTCGCTGCCTGTGCCAGAGTATCTACCACATCACCGGCATCGCTCACATCGAGTTTGAACTGTGCCAATGTGCTCGACACGACACCGGCAGCAGACTCCAGCGACATGTTGCCGACTGCCGCTAAGTTGAGCGCGCTGCTCGCTGCGGTCATGGAGTCCTCTGTGCTGTAGCCAGCTTTCACCAGTTCCAGCATGGCATTCGCCGCATCGGACGCGCTGAACTTGGTATCCGCGCCAAGCTGCAACGCTTTTTGACGTACGATCTCAAGCTGCGCTCCGCCGAGTCCGCCGAAGGTCTGCAACTGAACCATGATGTCCTGAAATCCGGCAGCAGCATCCAAGCCGGAGTTGGCGAGATCGGTCAACGGGCGTGTCGCATTGGAAATGGTCGATCCCAGCGTGGACATTTTGTCGCCAATGGTCGAGATCCCACTGCCAAGCGCCATAATACCTGTGCCGATAGACTTGCCGAAGCCGGAGATCTTGTTGTCTACCGTCGCCATGCCGCGCGTGAAATCGGAGATGTCGATGCCGACTCTCACTTCGAGGTTGCTGATAATAGTCATGATGGGTCTTTCGATTGGGCTTTGACCGTTGCTCGACGCACGGCGAAGAGGTCTTGCACGTCGTCGTGCTTCAGGCTGTCTATGTATTCCATCGTCCAACCGGGGCGCAGTTCAGCGATGAGCTGCCGTGTGTAGCGCCATTCCAGTTCGGGAGGCAGCGGCGACTGCTCACTGCCGAATTTGATGAAAAACCAGACAGCCTTTTCTAGTTTTTTGCTTCGGCGCTCATGGCATCAACCAGATGCCCGATCAACTTGCGGAAGACTGGATAGAACGGCAGTGCCGCGAAGGTTTCAGCTTTGGTAGGATCGCCCCAGCTCGGCGGACATTCCGACACGACGCTTGTGAAAATCTCCGCCATTGCGTCGTAGTCGTTCTCTTTGTTGGCCTTGAAAAACTTGGTCATGGATTTGGCTGTGATCTTGTTCAGATCGAACTTCACAGTCGATAAGTCAGTAATAACGTCAGGCATGGAATCTCCTTACCAGAATAAAAAGGCGGAGATCAACCCCGCCTCTAAACTTACGGCCAAACGCTCGAATAGCCGTTGAATGCCAGTGCAGTACCGGCCATCGTGAACTTCGCCTTGATGAGCAGCACGTCATCGTAGGGAATGGACTCGGACGAGTCGGAAACAGTCGCGTAAAAGCCCTTCTTAGGCTTACCGGCTGCCGTGCCTTCCACACCCCAGATCAACGTACCCTGTGATCCGGGCACCAGCGCCGCACGCAGCGCCGACCCCGCCGTACCATCTTGAACGATGATTTCCGCGTCTACCTCAATGGTTTTCACGGTGTTGACATAGTTGCGATACGAATCCGATCCAGCAGTGCTGTCGGCCTGATCCATCGTTTCTTTCACATCGAAAGACCGCTGGGAGCCGTTCAGCAAAGTTGAGCCGAATGTTGCGTAAAGCTGATTGCCTGAAATTTTCGCCATGTTGCCTCCAAACAAAAAGCGCGGTCATCGCCGCGCCTTCTTGTTTCTTGACTAAGCCATTATTGGCTAATCCGGATTCGATAACTCCCGCCCGCGTGCCAGAACTGCCGACGCTCCACATTCTCAGCGAACATCAGCGTTTGGGTCATCTGGCAGCGATAGACAGTCCACGGCGAGTCAATCGTCATGGCCTGTTCATGCAACGCGCTGCGGATTGAATCCGCGATATTCCCGGCAGCCAGTGCCGTTTCCGCAACGCCCTTCACATAGTACATCAGGTCTCCATTCGCCAGCGGGCTGTCGTTAATTTCGCCACCACCGGCCAGAATGTACACCACGTAAGGCAGAACCGCATCGAGCGGGGCCTGTTGGAAATAAACAGCGCCCGCCCCACTAAGCAGTGAGGTGAGCGCTGATGAAGCAGTTAATTTGGTGTGAAGCGCTTTATGGATTGCGTTCAGCATAAGGTCATCCGCTTAGATTTTCAAACTGGAGCTGCCACGGATCGGACGCATTCGACACCGTAAGAAGCGCCTTGCATTGATCACTGGGCTTCAGTACGATTTGAGCACCATTCTTAGCATCACCTTTAGTTATAAGAAACAGATACTTCTCGTCACCGCAGTTGCCGCTGATGGTGTCCATCTGCAATGAGAAATAACCATCTGTTTTGACGGTTACCCGGTAAACCCCATCTGGAATTTCCAGCGGTCCAAGCACCGGCTGCTCCTCACCTGTGCCACTGAAGTTCAATTTAGCGCAGGCAGCTAACCGATAATCGAGTCCGTTTGAGAATGGAACTAAAAGATCCAGTGCCTTCTGTGGATCACCTTCCTTTTTAGCAGCGGTCGCGACTTCGATGATCTTATCCAGAAAGGAACTGACATTGGTGCTGTCGCAAGTAAACTTCGCGTCGGCATCCTGTGCGCTCAGCGGTAAAACAGCAGTTATTATTAAGCTGGCAAAAACAAGAAGAATGAAACGGTTCATTTTAGTCCTCCATAATAGTGATATGCATATCATACAATGAAGTTCTTAAAATAATCATCGACGTGTTCTTGCAGCCGCATCGCCATCGGCCCCATGTAAGGCCGGGGTCTCATGCGAGTTGTGCCGAATTCCAGATGCGCATCATAATCCACGCCGGTGACAATCCGCTGCGAGAGTGGGCCAAGCGGCTTGACGCGGATGCTGTTCTTGAGCGTCCCCGTATCGACGCCCGGCGGATCACCCGGCGCGCTCGGTGAGGTGCCGAACGACTGCTGCACATCGCGCTGTCCATCGAGGGCCATCGCCCGCACAAGCTGTCCGGCCTTCTGTGGCGACTGCCGTTTAATAACTTCTAATTTGGACTTGTCAATTTTCACGCCGAATGTCGGGTTCATCTCATCCCCCTCGCACGCGGGTGACATCCGCCCGCCGGACAGCCCGTGCGCTGTGGCTTTCCCATAATGCCGTGACGTAATACGTCTCGCTGTTGAAAATCACGCGGTCACCGAACCGCACATCCGCGTCATAAGGGACGGTTAGTGTGTTCGAGCCGACATCACTTTCGCGCTCGGCCAGTATCTCAATGTTTCTATTTTGCTGCTTGGGATCAAGGCGGCAGGCCACCGTCGCCACCGTACTCCATGTCTTGCTGATATAGCCGTTGGTATTGGTGGACGTCTCGCGCTCGATGCGGCAGCTATCAAACAGCGTTTCGAGAATATCCACCCGCAGTTGGGCTAGTTCAGCATCCGTGAGGAAGGTCATTTCTTACGCTTTGCTGCCGGAACAGCTTCACCGGCGTCTATCGTGATACGCAGCGCCATGTTCAGTGCCATACGCAGCGTCGGCGCGAGAATGTCGTCCCGCCGGATTGGACGCGCGGTGGTGGAGAGCTGCTCCAGCTTCCGTAGAAAGGTGTCGGCTTCCGTCAATGCAATGTGTATTGCGTTGGCTTGTTCTTCAGTGAGCGTCTTAGCATCCATTGACGTCCGTCCTATAAAACTGCTTCATGCGCGTTCCACCGTTAGAGGCACCGCTGCTCTTCTGCGCCTCCAGATCATAGAACTTCGCCATGTCGAGGTAATTCTGCCGGAGCTGGTTGCGCTTCAGGTCGTGGTTATCGGTTCTGATGTCGAACCGGTTGGCGACGTTGGCCGCTTTCAGTCGCCACACTTCGGCAGCCGCGCGGTTCATATCGTAGTAGCTGTAATTCAGCGTATAGCGTGAACCGTTCGTCGGCGTTGAGAAGTGAATACGCTGCGCGTTGTAATCGACGGTATAAGTCGCCGTGCCAATCGCGCTGCCGGTCATGTCCATTACCGACCAGATGGCCGAGCCGCTGTCCGCCCGTTCGCTGTTTGCGTTGGACCAGTAATAATTCTGGTACACGGTGACGCCGTTCAAAAACTGTGGGATCGGGTAGATCGGCTCTTCGTAAATGTCTTCCCGGTACATATCCAGCACGTCTTGCAGGTGCGCGTCGTCCCAATAGGTCTCACCGGCGAGTTCGTACTCGTTGTTTTCGGCTTGTGACATCTGCCGGAGCTGTCGGATGAGATCACTCATCCCTGTTCGAACGGCCATTACCACTGCTCCCCTGCTGCCACTTGGATGAGCAGCGCTTCATAAGCATCCACCATTTGTTGGCGGCTGCGGTTCTCACGGATCCACTGTTTGCACGCGTCCCGCTGGATCACGTCGATTGTCCCGATCTTTTCGGCCATCGCTTCCGTGTCGTTGATGGCGTAGCCGGTCAAGCCATCGCACATGTTTTCACTCGCCCCGCCGAACCGCGACACGATCACCGGACAGCCGACAGACTGCGCTTCGAGCACGGACAATGGCCCCGCCTCAATGGCTGATGGTAACAACAGTGCGCTGGCTCCAGCCAGAAACTTGAACTTATCCGCGCCGGACAGCGGACCGATGTAATTGCAGCCCGGAGGCGGAGCGACCGGCGTTGGCCCGGCCATCACCAGCTTGACGCCTGCTAGATAAGCCGCCTGCACCGCGCCGCGTGGTCCTTTGGCCGTGTGAAAGGTCGACAGATAGGCGAAGTAGCCGGTCGTGTTCGGCTCTACATCCTGCACATCGACGCCGTTATAGACGACGCGCGAATTGTCATGATTGAAGCCGTGATACAGCGCATGCGCCTTGGTCGGGAACACAGCATTCGCGGTTGGGCGCATCTCGCGGTCATGGGACACCTGAATCGCCGGAAGTCCCTTGATGGATCGTGTGACTTTCCCGTGTGTATTATCAGAAATGACATCAAAGCAGCTAAGATCATGTTTTAAAAATTCTCGTTCATCGCGTTCTGTAATCAGTTTGCCATATTCAAATTTCGAATCAGTGGCTGCGAAAAGGGTTACATCATGACCCTTTTGAGCTAACCCGGCGGCTACCGCATAAACCATCTGGCCGAGTCCATGACCCGCAAAATCAGGAGAGGTTGCCAACCGCGCATCACTTAAGATTGCTATCTTCATGCTTTACCCAATCGAAATAATCATTGATCCGTTTGAGGATAATCTGCGCTTGATGCTTACCAAATCTCTCAATGAGCCATTGAGTTGCATCTTTATCTTTCTTGCTCATATTACACGCGGGGTCTCCAGACGGAACCCCCTTAAGTGAATGACACAAGGGAACTATGTTCATCGCTGATGTGCCCGGATTTGACGGCGACGGATTAGACAATGGTATCCAATGATCTTGCGCTAAGAATGTCCAGAAATCAGCCTGTCTGCCACACACAGCGCATTTGTTATTAAAATAATCTAACGCCCTACTCCATTGAGCATCAGTTAAAGTGAACGGCAATCCCTTTTTCAGTGTATTACGTTTGGCTACATTCCTTCGAGCGCGTGCTGCGTAAGACGGTTTCTTTGCCCTAAGCCGCTCCATTTCTCTATAATGTGGAGTTGAGTGCTCTTTTCGTATACGTGTTTTTGTTTCTGGTCTACTATAATATTGCCTTCGTTTTGCACGAAATTCATCTGTGCTATTTTTCGCAAGCCGAGCTTCTCGAATTTCTGGCTTATGGTGGCGTTCACGTCTGCGTTGTTTGTAGCTAGGCGTTGCGTCAATTAATTTACGGCATGTCTTACACACTGCCATAAACCCGTAAAGACCTCGTTTTTGCCTATGAAAATTATCTGAAGTGGCCGGTTTCTTAACGCCGCATTTACTGCAACGCTTCATCGGGGTAGAATCTGGCATAGTCGATAGCTCCATCATAGCTTTCGATTAGAACGGATGTAGGCGTTGAAAGCGCCTGCGTCCGTTTGCGTTTTCTCCCTCAATTATAGCACAAACTACAAACTTACTGCCTTCACACTGGGGAAACGCCGCTTGAATTCGGCCAGCGCTTCATCGCGGTTAGCTTGCAGTTCGGTCCATGTCCCATCCCATCGAAACGTGTAATGCAGCACCAGCGTATCAGTCAGCGCCAGCCCGTCGTAACCGGCAGCCAGCATCAGGTGCACATGCTGCCAATCTTCCATGTCGATCACCGCGCCGCCGAAGGTGCCGAGCGGTTTCCAGCAGATGCCCCTATCCCATACCTTACGGGTGAACATGTAGGCGTAGCCGCTGGCATTGTGGTAATTGAACTGCTCCTTGGTGAACGGGGCAGGCATGTACGTATCGCTGCGACGGCCATAATATCGGCGACCACCATAGACGAACCCGTACCGCAGTGCCGGATCCATCCCCGCTTGCAGCTTTGCCAGCGCGCCGCGTTCCAGCCAGTCATCCGTATCCAGCCGCATGAAGTAGCGACCGCTTGCCACCTTTGCCCCGCTGTTGAGGGCTGCGGCGATCCGGCCATTGGTTTCTCGCGCCACCACTTTGACGTTTTTGTAGTCTTGTGCAAAGCGCTTTGCAATCGTCAGCGTGTTATCCGTGCTGCAATCGTCGATGATGATCAGCTCAACATCCACCAGCGGCTGATTCAGTACCGACCGCACGGCACGTTCCAATGTCAGCGCCGCGTTGTAGGCGGGCATAAGTACGCTGATGTCGGGTTGATTAGTCATTTACAACCCTTTCGAGGATCGCCGTCGCGTTCACCCGTTCGACGATACGCCACGTATCCAATTGGACGTAATCGCCGTTGAGCAGTTCATTCAGAAACCGCGTCACGCCCGGATGGTTGCCGGTGGTATCGTGCATCGCGATGTAGCCGGTGACGAACTTCGACCACAGAATGAAATCCTGCTTTACATCTTCGTACTCATGACTGCCATCGATCCACAGCAGATCAATCGGCTTCTTCCAATCGGCAAACGCGTCAATCGAGGCTTTCTTGACAACCTTCACCGTTTCGTCCACGCCGTACGCCGCCAGATTCGCCAGCAGCGCCTGATAATTCTCATCGCCGTAGTGCGTATCGCCTGTGACCTGATAGTCAAAGTGCGGATCAACCGCATACACACGCGCGCCGCAGAGTTGGGCACCTTTCGCCAGCGCCACCGTGCTCTTGCCCTGGAAACTGCCGATCTCCACGATCACGCCGTTTCCACAGTTGGCCGCCAGCTTATTCAGCAGCGCGCATTCGTCATCATCGAGAAAGCCGTAAATGCTGCGCACGTCATCCGCGATGCCCATGCCATACCTCCACTTTAAACAGTGTTTCGATCTCTTGAAGGGTCTTCGTCGATCCGGTGCGGCTCAGCATCAGCATCATCGTGTTACGGTAAGTATCCACATTGTTGCTCATCGTCCAACCGGCCCACAGCAGTTTGGATGTGTATCCGGTTGACCACTCGACCATTTCCGGCAGTGACCATTCCCGCACATGATGCGGATTGCCGGGAGGGCCTGCCTGATCATGCCCGTACACCCGCTGACGGTCCGGTGTTGTCAAAATGACCAGCAGCGCATGCTCGGCGTAATACGCCAACGTCTCCATCAGCTTCTCAGGGTTCACCAGATGCTCAATGACATCCGAGCAGATCACCACCGCATTGCGCAGCTCGCAGGGATGAATGGACGGCGTCTCGCTTTCGAGATTGCACATCAACCACTGCCCTACGCCATAATTTTTGCAGAAGGTGATATTGTCGCCGTAGTCGATGCCGGTAATCGCAAACTGTCCGAAGTACGGCACGAGGTTTTGTCCGCGTCCACAGCCTACATCGATCAGCCGCTCGGCTTTGAAGCGCCGTGCCAGATAAGCCGCGATCGGCAGTACATCCGGCTGCCACACCTTGCCATCGCTGCGCACATCCTGAAAATAATCAGGCGTCAGTCGCGGCGTGTACCCATCGCGGATACCGTACGGTTTCACGGGACAATCCTTTCCGGCAGTTCATGCTGGGTAATCCGATAGACGTCGTGGCCTGACCAGCAAATCTCAATAAATCGACCGTTTACGATTACGAATCCCCAAGTCCAACGGTCTGGATCTACTCGTTCTAAATCGCAAACCATTTGTTTTAACTCTTCCGCTGTATGTCGAACAGCGAGTTCCGTAAATTGTTTGCCTGAAGGATCGTCCTTTTCGACAGTCAGCACAAATACCTTCACGATACGCGCTCCCGCCGGTACTCCTCAAACTGCATCCAATCGGCGTTGCCCTGCGCCATCCACTCCATTGATGGCAGTAGATAACGCGGCATCACATGCCGGACGTCGTAGCCCATCGCGAAGGTTCGTGCCTGTTCGCGCAGCGCCGGATTCTTACGGTTTTCATAGCCCCACTGGTAGGCCTTGATGATCTCGCTCACCTTGGGCAGCGCCTGTTCGCTGAATTGCAGCGTATAGGAACGGTCGTCCACCGGGTCAATCGGGATCTTGTAACCGGCTTCGGCCAGTTCAGCCTGTGCCGTAAAATCCGACAGTGCCACCGGGCAGCCTGCCGCCTGTGCCTCAATCGCCGGAATGCCGAAGCCCTCCCCCGCCGATGGCAGGATGAACATATCGGCCATGTTATAAGCGTTGTTCAAGGCGTCGTCGCCATAATCGCCGCGCATCATCCGGTACATGTCCGGAAACGCGACGTCGTAATTGTCCAGCGAGTCGCCCGCTTTCAACGTGCCGATGTGTGCCCTTAGGCCGTAAAAATCGGCGACGTCCATTAAGTCCAGTCCCCCGTTCGAGGCGTATGCGTTGGTATGGATATACAGCAGTCCGTCGACATGCTGCTGCTGTTTGAACAGCGCCCATCCCTTCATAATGCGGTCGACATTCTTGCGCGGCGGAAAACCTTTATTGGCTGCCACCGTAACCGCTGTGAAACGGTCGTTATAAATGCCGAATGCAGCCCGCGCCGCCTTGCGGTCAACCGGACGGTAGATTTCCGCGTCAACCATATGCGGCACATAATACGGATCGAGCATCATCTTACGCATCTGCTGTTCGCCGTGCCGGGACATTGCGACCGGCCACTTGACGTGCGTTAGGATGGCCGTCACGCCCGCCGGTATCGGATCATGATCCACAGGGGCCCACACTGCCGCCGGAATCAGCTTGAGCACTTCCGGACGGATCACCCACGCATCCATCAGCAGGAACATGACGTCAGGCCGGTAGAAATCGTAATGCCCCACCAGCACATCATTGCCCCACTGCTCGTTACTGCCCGGAAGCACGGTAATGCCGTTCATCTTGAACATGGCACCGCGCAGACCGTAGAACGCACTGATAATCACTTCATGCCCTTGCTTGGCTAACCACTGCGCCGCAAGGTTGGTTTGCACTCCATAGCCGCTATCCACAAAGTTAGCGTTGGCTCAGGAGTGCCAAAGAACTTTAAGTTTCTTTGACACGACAAACACCTCCTTCTCCGCTTCATGCGGATGAAGGGGGCAGGATCAACCCGCCCCTTAAGAATTCGAAACCCCTTGAGCTAGAAGCTCGAAGGAACCGACGCGGTCGCCGTCAGCTTGCAGCCGAAGGTTGCGCGTGGGGTGGCAGTGCCGTAGCGCATGACGAAGTAGAAGTAGGTCGACCGGCTGTCCGGATCGCGTGCCACTTCCATCGACAGCGGGGTACGGGTATCCAGCATGATGGCTTCGCGGGCAAAGATGCCGTTGACGACCGCCGTGCCGGTGCCGAGGTTGCTGGAGGTGTACCAGTTTGCGCCTTGGTAATCGTTCACCCAGAAGTCACGCATGGCCTGATTGACCGAGTCGGCAGCATTCGCCGCGCGGGTTGTCACACCGTTCTGGGTCAGTTCGTTGTAGACGCTGTACCAAGTGTACGGGTGTAAAACCGCCGCCGGGATACTCATGCTGTTCTGGGCGCGGATGTAAGCCACCGCAGCCGCGCAGCGCTTGATGTTCAGGGCCGAACCGGCAGCGCCGAAGTCCTGTGTCAGGTTGGCAAACTCGGCCAACAGGTCTTGATCGACCTTCTTGGCGACGGCCAAACCGCCTTCAATCGACACGGCACCGATCGCGTCATCCGGATCGGTCATAATGCGTTCGTCGGTCAGCGGGACCTTGGCCGAGACGATCGCCGGAGTGATTGAGTCGGCTGTACCCTTGGTCAACTGTTGGGTAGACGGGGTGCCGCCTTCAGCCACGGTTGTCGCCGTGATTTCGTTGTAGATGGGGATGTAGCGCGCGGCGAAGGTGCTGCCTTCGGTCTGCGATACTAATCCGGCCATCAAGGTATTGTCGCGGGCCACGAAGAGTGTGTCTTCGTAGACGAGTGGATACAGAGTACCCATATCGGATACTTTAGAGGGCACGCCAGTGTATGGCATGATGTTTGTACTCCTGAATTATTGGGCTGATTTGAACAGTGGACTGTTCACCGCGCCCCGCTTATACAGCCGGGAACGGCGTTGTTCGTCCGTCTCACCTTGCGGCTGCCCGTCAGGAGCGACCGCTGTTGTTTGTCGTCGAGACTGCGGAGTCGTGGCCGGAGCTGCCGGAGTCGCTGCTTTGGGATCGGCTGCTGGCTGTGGTTTATCCAGCCCCAGATCCTTCACCAGTTCCTCGGCATCGGCGCGGAGTTCATCCTCTGTGCCGCCCTGCAAACGTTTGATTTGCGACGGTGAGAGTTTGAATTCAATGCCGACCTTATTCCGGAGATTGGTCAACCGCTCCGCATCGAGCGAAGCCTTGAGGTCAGCCAATTCTTTATCCCGCTTATCCGCCAATTCTTTCCACTTCTGGTTGTCGGCCAGATCGGCTTCCACCTTCTTGTTCTTCTCCGCGTCAAATTCAGTCAGGCGTTTTTCCAGTTCGCGGAACTGTTTGCGCCAGCCTGCCGCTTCATCACGAAGCTCTTTGACGTAAGACGCATCAAAGGTTTTGGTGTCCTTGCCGTCGCCAGAATCAACAGCGGTCGACTTTGTGGGGTCAACCGCTGTTTTTTCGGGCTGTGGTTTCTCGCTCGCTGCGCCGTCCTGCGGCTTAATCTCTTCGGGCATCATGCCACTCCTTAAAATCCATAGTCTTCGATTCCCTGCGCGATATTCAATGCCTGCCGCGCGGTGTACGGGAAGCCGTGCTTCGCGCTGACTTCTTCAATCCACTTCGCAAGGGCCAGTGGATTAATCACATGTTTGAGGTTGTCGCCGGGGCGTGGACGCCGTTCGTCGAACATTTCCCCCGGCAGTGCGACGCGGTAGCTGGCATCCGGCACACTGTTGACGTACACATCGTGCAGCCGGGTGACATCCGCCTCGATGTTCAGGTGCAGCGCCGCAAAGGCCGCCCGCAGCTCCAGCCACGTGCAGATCAGCGGATTGGCTGCCAAGTTAAGATTTAGCTTGTTCATTGAGATCTGCTTCTCTTATTTTTTTGATAATTGCTTCGGCTAGTACGGAAACAGGCCGGGTCGCAAGAGGAATTATTTCGATGGGACTAAAAGAAACATCTACATCAGGTTTTCCGTGGCGACAAACCGTATACACAACGTTATTCCAATCATCTTTTATGCAGCGGATTTCGTCACACGCAATAGACTCTTTGAGTTGCTGAAGAAGCAGTTCATAGGAAAAAACAGGAAGCATTTTGTGTGTCTCCTACGAGTAATACCGCTGGGCATCAGCGCCCAACACACCCTTCACACTGGCTTCACGCAGCATTTCGCCGTAGACAGGGTCCTGATACTTCTGGCTCATGTCGCCCCATTGAATTGCGCCATCTTTCCATGCGCTCCACAGCGCCATCCCCATCTGCTGCTGCTGGATGCGGTCGTCCAGCCCTTCGAACCAATCCGGGCCGGTCTGCATCGTGTCCAGCCAGCGCGTACCCTTCACCAGCGGCACCGGCGCACAGCGGCCACGATGATGATCATTGAGCGTTTCGGTCAGTTTATGGACACTGCCGTGCTGTGAAACGCAGCTCAGGCACACCCGCGCGTCGAGCGTTGCCGACCACACCCATCCGTCCAGCACGTCACTGTTGGCGGCGTAGCTGGCATGGTTCGACATGCGCATGCTGTAGAGCTGCACCGTCCGCAGCGTGTTATCGGCCCACGCGTAGGGCACATTGAACCATGTGCTGATGATGCGGGCTGTGGCCTGTGGATTCTTGCCCTGTGCCACGCCGGTCAATATGACGTCGCTGATATTCTCGGCGGCATTTTCGCCGAACATCGCCGTTCGCTCACGAAATGGATCGCCGTCCACGTAGCCAATCAGTGCGCCCAGTGCTTCAGGCGCAACCCGGTTCCACGCCGTGGCGATCTCGGCAGCAAAGCCGCCGGATGTTTTTTGCGCCATCTCCAGCGCCCCATCCGCGCCGATCTGCACCGCCCTGTCCTGAATGCCTGCCGCTTCGTTCCGCAGCAGTGACGCGAAGTCGCGGGTTTCGACTTCCACCCGCCGGACCAGATCTTGAAACTCTTTAAGGCCTTTGACCTGCCCGCTGCTCAGTGGCGAGTTCGGATTAAGCGCATTCCACTCGGCCATGCGCCCGGTTAAGGCATCGGCAGATTGTTGCAGCATCGGCAGCGTGCGCTGATACGCATCGAGCAAACGCTGCGCCGTAGCTGTGTAATCATCGACCAGTGTCTGCCGCCAATCGCTCCGGTCGATGATATTCCGCAGTGCGCGGTTGGTGTCGCCCGGTTGATTGGTTGCCATTAGTTCAGCAGTCCGCGATTACCCATCTTTTCCAGCGTATCGACCAGCGCCGTACTGGACGTCGTGCCTTCTTGTGCCTTAAGAAGTGCTTCCTTGGACGGATCGCGGTCAATGCTCTCGGTCAGGGTTTCCTGACTTGTCGTGCCGAGGTTCTTTTCCAGCGTCGCCGCTTGCAGCACTTCCAGCCGGTTCTTCGGCAGTTGATCACTCCACTCGGCTTCGATTTTGCCGATAATGTTGTGACCGTCCATCAGCATCAGCCGCCGGTAGACTTCGCTGAAGCCGCCGCCGACCGCTGTACGCAGGCCGTTCGTCATTTCCAGCATGTCACTGAACAACATCCGCACGCCGAAGTTCGTGATCTGACCGAGCTTATCCTGCACCGTTGACAGATCGATCACCCGCTGCGTGGCAAAGAACTCGCTTTTCAACGTCTCGAAAAAGCGCATGCTGCTGGCAAGGTCGCTTTGCAGTTCGAGTGTTTCTACCCGCGCATCCGTCGGCAGATTGTCCCAGATGCCGCCGACTGCGTTCTCCGCCTCGATCTCCGCGCCGAACACGAAGGTCTTCGGATGCCCGTGATGCTCGATAATGCGTCCGGTGTTGGAGGCCACGAAGTTGACGCCGTTATTCAAATTGATCGCGTTATGCAAAAACGACGTGCCGTAATAGGTATGCGGACGCCGCTTGTACGCCCATTCGACCAGCGGCGCGAACGCAAATTCGTGTTTCTGCTCGCGCAGTTTTTCCCATGTGCTTCGGCCCTGCGACTGTTTGTAGTCGTAGATCATCCAGAAATTCGCCACTGGCTTGACCGTCAAACTCGGATCCTGTGACGGCTCGATCAACCAGCTCGGCACAATGTCTTGCATATAGGCTGTGTCGCCCTGCTTCCATTGCAGCCGGTAAAACAAAAGCTGCTTGACGTTCATCGCGTCCCAGAAGATCGTGACGTACTGCGGATCGAGCAGCGTCATTGCCGCCAGATCATCCGCGTCGAAATACAGCTTCACGAAACTGTGACCGGCGATCAGGCCGCTTAAGATCACTTCGGGGATTTCGCACTGTGTCTCTTCGTAGAGCAGTTCCAGCGCCTGCTCCATCGGGTTATCGTCCTCGGTATCGGCCATGTCCTGCTTGACGTCCTGCCCTTCCAATTCGAAGCACTTGGGTAGGCCGACGAACTCCACCGACTTATCGACCGCGCGCCCGCACAGATTCAGCAGGATATTCGGGTCCTTATCGCCGGGACGATACTTCAGCGGCTTATCATGGTCACCGTCATAGTAGCGCCAGCGCAGCGCAATGTATTTCTGGCGTTCGACACGCTCTTTGTCGGCAATCGCATTGACGGTCGTATCATTCGGACTGTACTGGGTAATCGTTATTCCGGGCATAGGTTATCCAAAAATGGGATTCTCTGAACGAGCGCGTCCCACACGCGGCGGCTGTGCCGTATGGGTTGCGAGATACCGCACACAGTCCATGCCGTGATTGTAGGCGTCAATGGGTGTTTCTTTATTCGGCTTGCCGTCGCGGCCATCCGGCCAAACATAGCTGCCGAATTCCTGCTCGGTATTCACCGGCTGCGTGTCGCCGGGATATTCCCGGTACAGCGTACGGTCCGCCTCGACCAGACAGTCGCGGAAGATGTACATGCCAGCACGGCCATTCGGTTGGATTTTCAGCCGGTCTTGCACTTTCTGAATGCCGGAGCTGATGTCCTTCTTGGCCGCAATTGTCTTGATTCCTTCTGCCGCCAACGTGGCGCGATCTTCCGCGTCATGGTCGGCAATCGTCGCGGCGTAACGTTCGCCTTCACTCAGCCGGTTAATCAACGCGGCGTGAACGCTGACCGTCCGGTGCGTCATATAGATTTCACGGTACAGATACAACCGGCCATCGTGATCCTGCGCCCACCACTGGCACACGAACGGATTCTGATAGCCGAAGTCGATCACCCGGTAGCGTGTCCACTCGCGGGGAATCGGGAAGGCATCGATCACATGGAACTGCGGATCAAAGCTGTCGTACACCTGCCCTTCGGCAGACACCCACAGCCCCAGCCGACCGCGTTTGTAGCGGAGGCCGGTCAGCGCATCCAAGATTTCCATCGTGCGCCTGCCGTGCTCGGTAATCAGTCCGGTCTCCTGATCGAACAGGCGTGGATTGTGCTCATGTCGCTGTTCAAACAGCCGGATTTTCTGCCGGTTCTTGATCCAGTGGGTCGGCGGTCCCGGGTTGCAGTCGGCCATCACCTGTGTGTAAGGTGCATTCCCTGCGCGTCCCGTCGCCCGCCCTGTCAGCTTTTCCCACGCATCCAGCGGCAGCTCTTCCGCCTGATTGATGTAGATGAAGTCGTACTCTGCCGACAACACCTTGTCCGGCACGTCCATTCCCCCGCAGATCAAGTGTGATCCATTGGGGTACAGGTAAAAATCGGGCTTATTGCCGCCGTATTTGACGATCTGGCTCCATCGGGCTTCCGGACGAAACGGCAGCACCTTGTTTTCATACGTGACCACTGCCGACTGCACCAGACTTTTATAGGTCAATCGGGCCATTAACGCGCGGCTGTTGGGGTACTTACACAGCAGCGCGTGCAGTTTCGTCATGGCCGCGTAGGTCTTGCCGGTTTCGTACGGCCCAGAGAGAATCGCCTCGGTGCCTTTATACGCCCAGAATTCGCGCGCCGGTCCGTAAAACTTGGCACCCTGCACCGCATCCTGATAAATCGCGACACTCACAGCTCATCCATGTCCATCCCGGTAATCAGTACAGGGATCGGCTTGCCATCTTCGCCGGTGATCTCCTGCTTTTCGGTAAATAGTTTGTGATGTTTACCCAGCAGCTCCAGCGCCTTAAGCCGATCCTGCCCCTCGATTTCGGTTTCCTTGTAACTGCTGCCTTCCGTCACATTGTTCACCGTGCGGATCTTCTTAATCAGCCGCGTTTTGCCGTTTTCACGGGCCACCTTCATGTCTGGCTTGCCGCTTTCATCAACCAGATCATTCATGTCACCACGGGCAATTTCGGCCAGATGATACAGTACTTCATCCGCTTCCATCGCTGCTTCACGCAGGCGCTCCTGTACGCGCGAGGCGATGTCGGGATTTGTCAACAATTTAGATCCATGCTGCCGCGCGGATGTTCCCTTATACCCGGCAGCCTTCCCCGCCTTGGTGGCATTAAAGCATTTCAGGTACTCGCTGACAAACAGTTCCTGCTTCTTGGTCAGCGCCATTTCACAACGTCCTGATTGCCTTTACCCGGAACGTGCCCTGCTCAACTAGCAGCGAATTATTACTGCCGTCCAGCCCTTGCGCGTCGTAGTTCCACTCCCCTACCGCTGCAGCATCGTACGGGATGTAGATCAGCAGTTTGTAATGTCCTGTGCTGACTTTGGTCGCAGCGCTGTCCGTGCCGACGATATTGGTCGATAACGTTCCGGCAGGATTCTTATAATGGAACTTCACGGACGCAGGGTCGTAGTCTGCGCCGGCATTGTCGGTGACGTTAAAGGTGATCGCCACCTCGTCGCCCGGTTCGTAGACTGCAAGCGTCGCCATTTAGTTACCTCATTAATTATCACCATAGTTCATCATCGTCATCCGGGTGAATATACAGATAATCCCACTCTTCGTTCTGAACCGGCGGTATGATACCAAACGGCTTAAACGTATCTGGAAACGCGTCATATAAGAAACGCGCTTCTCTTTCGCTCACTTCGATTGTGTCACCGGGCACGTATTCCGCCAGCGGACGCGCGAGCAATAAGTAATCGTAACCACCGTTGATCACCCCTTCAACGCCGTCAAGTAAATAGTGGATCGTTACGAGTTTGCCGTATTCAGTAAGTTCCACACTTAAAATACTTAACCGCTTGAGTGTTGACATGAATATAGTCACAGGCAAATTCTCCCTTAGAATTCGCCTATAATTATATCACTAACCGCCAGCCGTGAACGTGATCGCGTAGGTCGCTTGTAGGCTGTCACCGGCAGCAAGGTTAATCACAGTGAACACGCTGCGGTCCAGTAGTGTCCCTGAACCGGTTCCGGATGTGGTAAACAGGCCGTGTTCGACTGCTGCTAAAGGAGCATCCGCTGTCAGTGTGCCAATCGATTGGTAGATATTGGCAGAAGGCCGTGAACGCGTGCCGGTGGCGCGGGTGCTGTCCGGGTTCAACGCGGTCGTACTTTCGGCGGCCAGCGCAGTATCGCCAATCGCTTCGGCAGTGTTGGTTGTCCCGATGCCGTGGAAATTGAATAAGGAGACATCCGCGCTGCTTTCCGCGTTGTTGAAGTCCTGCGCGATGTATGTGACCCCGGCAGTCGTCACCACACGTCGGCTGACAACCCCATAATCGGTAATTGTGCCATCCTTGGCAATGTGCTTGATGGATAGCTCGCTGGTGAACGTGCCCACGCCCAGCTTATTGGCAATCGGCGCAACCACTTTGGTGGCGAACCACCCGCGCAGATACGAATTGGTGAGGTTGTTACGCAGCTTCCACGACAGCGGAGCACGCTTGTTCTTGTCTGCCTTACGGATAACTTTTAACGTGAGTTCGCCAGCCGGGGCGAGTGTACCAACATTTGCAGCCATACATCCTCCTAATGATCGGGATTGATTGTTGTTGAACCGGTGAAATTAGCCTCGTCACCGATCGAGGATGCGTAATTCGACATATCCGCCAACTGCGCTCCATAAACAAGCGCGTCAAGGATCGTCCCAGCTAATGGCAAGAGAGCAACAGCGCCGCTGCCGAATGCGGACAAAGTGCCTGCTAGTGAAAGCGCAGCCGTGAACGCGCTTTTTGCAATCCGTTTGGTGAGTGTGGCGCTTGGCGTAAGTGTTGCTGCAAGCGACTTGTTTGCCCGTTTAACGAGCGTTCCCGATGGCGTCAGGCTAGCCGTCAATGTCAACAGCGCCACCTTGACACGGGCCAATGTGCCAGAGGGGGTTATGCCACCCGCAAACGTCCTGTTCGCTTGCTTGGTCAGCGTTCCGGCAATTGAAGTAATCGCCCCGCTCAAGGGTTTATTGGTTTTCCTAACCAGTGTGCCACTCGGCGTCATGCTGCCCGTAATCGAGAGCAGCGCCACCTTCACGCGGGCCAATGTGCCGGAGGGAGTAATGCCACCTGCCAGCGTCTTATTTACTTGCTTGGTGAGCGATCCAGCGATTGAAGTGATTGCTCCGCTCAAAGCTTTGTTGGTTTTCTTAACCAGCGTGCCGCTCGGCGTCAAACTTGCCGTCAATGTCAGTAACGCTACTTTGACACGGGTTAATGTGCCGCTCGGCGTTATCCCACCCGCCAGCAGTTTGTTGACCTGCTTGATGAGTGTCGCAGCCGGCGTGATTGCCCCGCTGAGCACCTTGTTCGTTTGCCGGGCAAGTGTTCCGGCGCTCGCAAGTGCTGCCGTAAGCAGCTTGTTGGATTGTTTGACAAGTGTCCCGCTTGGCGTGACGCTGCCCACTAGTGGCTTCGCTGTCTGCTTGATCACGGTTGCCGATGGGGTTACACCACCAGCCAGTACTTTACGCGGCTGCTTCGTTAGTGTCCCCACGAACGTGAGTGCCCCGGATACCACTTTGTTATCTTGTTTAAGAAGCGTCCCGGTCGGCGTCATTGCGCCTGCTATAGACTGCGTGTAAGTCGTGCCGCCGACACTCGTTATAAACGGATAGAATAATGGCTTTCCACCATAACTAATCGGCGGCGGATCTTCGTCGGTGAGTGTGCCACCTTCCGTCCAATCGCGCCCTAAGCCGCTGTAGTCTTTAACTCGCTCACCGCTGCCCGGAAACAACGGCCACCAACCAACAAGATTATCGAGTTTTTGCGGGCGGATGGCATTTTGTTCTTGCAACAGTTCAGTATCGGTGAGATTGGTAGACCACGCCTTGACGTGGGCCACGCGCATCTGAGTCCACTCGCCCTCGCTTGCGGTTCCGTTGAATTCCATCCTTGATGATGCAGCACGACCACTAACATTCCCGCCATAATTGGCGCTGGCAACAATGCTGCCGGTAGCATCATAAAGACGCCCTGTTAAGCTGCTTGCACTCTCACGTCTTAGAACAGCCCAATACCACGTTGTTGCGCTAGGACCGCTTCCAAAATTTGTGCCACCAAAAGGAGCGGACTCTACAAATGGGACGTTCGAAGGATTAATACTAAGAACATCGTAATTGCTAGGAGTGCCGTCGCTAATGGCGAACAAGTCGCCGTAAGCGCTGAGAAAGGAAGGAAAATAAACCCAGAACGCCACTGTATAGGCAGCGTTATAATCAATTACACTCGCTGTTCGAATGAGCCGATCTGCTGAGGTGTCGAAACGGACGGGCATTTTGTACCGTCCTTATGCAGCATCCCGAAGCTCAGCCGTCAACAAGTAGGCATCGCCGGTTGCGCTGTCAGTAATCGCGCTGCCATCGGCATCACGGTTCACGGACAGACGCACGTAATCACCTGCTGCGATGCTGTCGGCGTTCGTCATCGTAATGCTAATTTGTTTAATATAACCCGCTGTACCGGGGACTGTTGTGGATGCGCTGTTGTTCACGGTATCAAAGGACGTTGCTGCGTCGGTATCAGTCGCGTCGGCATTCGTAATCGCTTCGAGCTGCGCCTGAAAACCTACCGTCCCACTGGTTGCACTAGCCATCGCTATTGTGAGCACTAACGTAATTGTGCCAGTTATCCCTTGAGGAGCAACAAAAGTCCAATAGCAGGTTTCATCCGTCGTAGCATCAAACGCCAATGCGGGGCGACGGTTAGAGAGTAGTAGCTGTGGGAAATTAGTAGCCGGAAATTCCGCGCTGTAGGGTGTAAATATTGCCCGTGTTGCCATGTTTACACCCCACTCAAATAACGTTTGCTAATGACAAACATCAACAGCAGCGCTTTTTGGGTCGTTGTCATATTGGTTTTGGCAGTCGGTGGTAAGGCATTATTGAAGCTAACCGCGTTAGAATTCAGCCAATCATCAGCCGCATCCACCGCCGCACGCCAATCGGTTTTCAGCATATTGGTCAATGTGCCGAGGCGGTTGTCACGCATCCCGTCAGCGGCGGCATCCGCGCGATCTTGTTGTGATAAAACGGCCATTACTTTTTATCCTTATTTATCTGTGCGCTTACCTGACTGACTGCGAAACCAGCACCAGCAAAACGAGCAGTAAACACTTCATATTTGGCTCACTTAATCCACTTAATCACAACCGGCTTCTTCACCCGCCACGCCAACACGCTCACAACTGAAAGTAGGACGACCGCAAACACCGCCAGCGCTGCGAACATCGGCCCCCCTGAATCGAAAAACCCGCTAGGCTTCTCAGCGTCGCGGGTTTTGAATATTTATCAATAATCAACTTTATCTCTATACTAAGCATATAATGACTTTCCCCGGATGCAAGTAGGAAAAATCAAACCATCAGGCTCCGGCTGATCGGCTTCGACAAAGCAGCCACGGGACGAGACATGACCACGGTCTTGGGTCCGCGCACATGCGGCTGGTAGGTCGACCGGCGGAAAACCGAATGTTCGCCCTCGTTGCGGCAGCGGCGGCAGGCAAAGGCCAATCCGCTGGGATTACGGTCGTCCCGGGCAAACATACCTTTCGGGTGGAAGGTCTTGCAGCGGATGCACCAGCGTTGAAGGCGCACTGGCGACAGCCGGATCACCGGATCTTCATCCATGAACTTGAGCAGCTTCAAGGCGTGCAGCGTCGCCGTAAACTCCGTCGGGCGCAAATAGCCAGAGACCTGCGCCATCATTGCCCCACTGAGCGTCGAACGTGCCGGGGAGTCATGATGGTCAGGGCTGAGATAGACCTGAGGCGGCTCATCAATGATGCTGTCGAAGAGGGGATTATCACTCATGCTATGGATGGGGCGCATGGCCGTCAGCGGTGTATAGGCAGCCCACTTGGCCGCTTTGATCGCGTCGGCTGTCTGGTTAATGCGCTGAAAAGTCGATAGAGACTCGCGTGACACAAAGGCACACTTGATGGCTTTTAGATCGATTTTAAGAGGCACAAAGGGGGCGGTATCCGGCATTGCTTGACTTCCTCACCGAAATTATCGATAATAGAGATCTACAACAAGTCAAATGGCCGGAGAAAACCCGTCGCGCCCCCGCTGCGGGTTTTTGTTTACTTATACACTCTCCACATAAAACGGCGCGGACACCCCGGCGCATAATTGTGCTGCAATTTCTAGCGCCCGCAGGATGCAGGTTTCTGCATCGGCCTCGCTCCGGCTTCCCCCTTCGTACGCTGAAAATAGGGCCATTAGCGCAGCAATCGCAAAATCATCCCCAAGGCCCATCGCGTACATGCCCCGTGCCGACCGGCACAATTGGTAGGCATTCTCCACCGAATACAACTTGCCGCGATAGCCGATTAAGAAGCTGGGGCCAAGCTCACGCCCGTTATCTATTTCGGTAAACCCTCTATCTTTAAACAACCGGCGCAGCGGTTCGACGACTTCGAGCACCAGATAGGCTTCGTCATCCTCCCCTTCCGCCTGATCAGGAGGAACATCAAAGTAATGTTGAATGAGCTGCGCCTGTCGCGGGTTGCCCGCTACGGCAAACAACATCCGCCCTTTTGAAAATACCTTTCGGCTTGCCGTGATGTCTTTTGCCCAGCCGTTCAGGGAAATACTGTCGCCTCCAATGTAAACTTTGTCGTTGTGTTCCAAACCGAGCAAAATGGTCATGAAGCCGATCCCTTTTTAAGCGTTTCGTTATCTGGAATCAGCTTACGCCCTGATTTCTACAGAATAGGCAATGACTTTTGCACTAGCCTAAATACATTGAGAAGTGACGCCAAATAAAAAGGGACACGTTATGTCGTGCCCCTTTTGGTCTTTCAAAGATGTTACCGACTAAGGCATGAGCGGTTCAAAATCTTCGGATATGAATTTAAGTTCAGGGAATGCCCGGCCAATCACACCTCGCACTGCGTTGATGTCTTGTGTCACCACTTTGACGTCCCAAATCTGCGTCCCGTCATAGACGCTGGTCCAATATCCGATGAGTTCCGAGGGCTGTTCAATAAACCCAAACTGATAGGTTATATTAACATTGACGCCCCCGATCTCTTTCAGGCTATCGGCTACCTCTTTCATCTTATCCGGCGCGACATCCGGCGAAAATCCCTTATTGAGAAAGAGCCGATACGTATAATCAAACAAGGGTGCATCCATCTTCACGCCACCTTCCATCGCTTTCCCTCCAACCGCGCCAGCCCGGCAATCTCCAGCGCCCGTAGATAATTATACGTCTGTCGGCGCTGAAGTCCTAAATGCTCACTCACCAGTCCGGCCCGTACCGCCCGCCCCTGCTGCCGCTGGAGCAGCCTCAGCAGCGGGAGGACAAAACTCTTGGCATATTCGATACAGTGTACAGCAATTAATAATTCAGGCATTTTGACTTCTCAGTTTCCACGTTTCCCATGACCACTCACCACCCAACCGGCGCAGCTCGCGCGGCGTTTCCGTCAGCCAGCGGTTGTATTCGCGTTCGGCGGCCCACCGGCCATCGCGATCCTCACGCCCAACCACTTCAGGGTCGAAGAAACGCTGCGTCCGGGTTTCGGCAATGAACGCCGTCTGCTCGGCATCGACCACGAAGTACGGCGTATAATCCGGCCACTTGTAATCGCGCACGTTGGTCAACTTCTTATACACGGCCTCAGTGCGTTCCTCCGGCCACAGGAATGGCATCCCCAGCACGCCGAACAGATCCTCCTCGCTGGAGATCCGCAGCCGCTGCTTGTCACCGGCGACCCAGCTTTTACCGTTATGCTGCCAGTTGTGACTAAACCAGCCGTAACCACCTTGAAAGCGCACCGGTGCTTTGACGTGCGGCAGGCCGAGCCAGCGCATAATATAGGTGTTGGCGTCTCCCGGACCCGTGCGCAACCAGTAGCAAAATCCCCAACTCTCTTCGGTCGTCATGAACAGCTCGCACTTGATGCCGCCGAACATCAAGCCGCGATAGGCATTGCCCCAGCGCTTGGTCAGCTTCTCGCCGTACAGCGCATACTTGGCACGCCCATACTCGATCAACGTATCCGTCAGGGGTAGCAGATCCGGCGTCGGGATGATGACCACCTCGGCGTCATGCACTTCCAATTTGCCGCGTCGTACACTGCCTGCAATCTCGATGCGCTCGCAGGCCGGGCGCAGGATGTCGACCAGTTCGGTGATGGTCCGCCGGGCATCCGCCAGTTGAATCGGTGCTGCCGGTTGCGGGATCATGACGACAATTCCTCATGCACCTGAAAACAATAATTGTGAATAGAAATATAATCTTTGCGCTTGGGCAGGATCATTGCGCCGACACGATTATCCGCATCAGGAACTAACTCATACCATGCTTTAGCAACTTCGTCCCACGTGGGGTAACGCTCAGGATGCGAGATGCTCATATGCCAGCCCATGCCAGCCGATTCGACCGGCGGACTAACGAAGATTATGACTCGCCCCATTTTGTAATAGCGCGTGCCGGGTTGAAGTTGGCCTAATATTGAAGGGTGATAGTCTTGCGGTTCGCGAATAACCGGCAGATTGCTGTTACCTTGATGGCCTTGGCCGACGACCATCAATTTATTATTTTTCACTGCACATCTCCTTTGCCATCTCATGCAAAACACGTTGCACAGCCAGACAATCACTCAGTGCCGAGTGTCCGCCTTCCAGCTTCTGCCAGCGGTAATCGCCGTCATACCGGCGCTGGCCGCAGAATTCGGCATACGGCACCATCACATCCAGCCAGCGCCGCGCCTTGAGCCTCGGCAGCCGGTGGCGGTCGCAGTCGCCGACCAACATGCCGGTGTCGTAGGACGCGTTGTAAATCAGCACCAGCTTGTTCTTGAGCAAGAGGCGCAGCTTCAGATACACCGTCGGGAAGCGCGGCGCATCCGTGAGCATCTCCGCGCTGATGCCATGCACATCGAACGCGCACATCCGCTCACCCTCGTACACCTTCAGTGGATCAACCGGGTTGATCCGCGTATCGAGCAGCGTCCGGCCATGCCCATCGATCACGGCTAGTTCGACGATCTCGTTGTAGCCTGCGTTGAGGCCGGATGTTTCCGTATCCAGAATCACGTAGTCGTCTGGCCGTCCGATCAGGTTGAAGGCCCATGCTGCCGCTTGGATGTGATCAAAGCAGGTCTCACACCAGCCGGTGCCGTAGCGACATTTCTCCACCCGGCGATTGCAGCGCCGACAGTGCCACGCCGCACGCAGGCGCTTCGTCACCTCGGCCCGTTTGGCCTTCTCCTCCTCACTCAGCACCCGTTTTGGCGTAGCCGTGTTGCGGTCATAAAGGAACATCAGGCCGTCCGGCGATTTCGTGCGCAGCACCGCGCCAGCCGGATCCGGCAGCAGCTTCGGCGACGTGCTGAACCCGGCAGCGTTCAACTGGAGCTTGGTCAGCAGATGCTCCGGCCATTTGCCCCATTGGTAGACCTTCACGCCCGGACATGGACTCACTGGCGTGGCTCCCCAGTAGCGACCGCAGACCGTGCAGGTGCAGCCGCCGGGAGTTTGTTGCAGGTCGTGCGCGCGGAGTGCCCAGCCCATTACTTAGTCCTCTTTTCGGTATGAATTGAGCGGCCACCTGCTGCTGAGAAGCCACACGAGGGGCAGTACCAGCCACAATCCTCGATCTCGCCTTTCACCCGCCATGTGATGCCGGGCAACTGGTACGAGAGATAATGCTGACCTTTGCATTTCGCAATCGGGCACTGGCCTTCAAAGCGGATGCGCCGTGCTCCCGGTTGCCATTGGAGCAGCTTGCGCACAGCCCATTGCTTCAGCGTTTCGTTTTCGCGGTCGACGCGGCCAAGCAGATTCAACACGCGCCGCTGCCGGGCTTGTTCGTCCATTTAGTTTGTAGTCTCCTGTTCACGAAGGCTCAGACGCCCATCAGGTTGTCTATAAAATGCTTTCTTCATGAACGAGACAGCATGGCCGAATGGGTAGTCTTCGCCTTCCACATATCCCAGTGTCTCTAATTCATCAATTGCCGAGTGCTTACGCTGGGTGTAGTTGCGACGCTGCTGACGTTGATGTTCATGCGTCACAAACTCATCAAAACGCTTCATAAGTTTGCGCCATTCCTTAAATTGATTCGGGCGAGCGTCTGGCTCGGCTTTCTTTAGATATTTATGTACCGGTGACCCGATTCCATAAATAGAGGCGGCCTTCTCAATCATTTCACGCCAATCAACCAGTGCGCTGTTATAAAGAGCCTGATTATGGAGGTCGACCTGATTCATCATCTCTTTAAGTTCCGCTACAAACTGAGCATCCGCCAACTTCGCCAAGGGTATGCGCTTAAAATTAATCGTCTTGTACTCCATTTGGCTACTCTCCCCCCATGTCCTTAATAACTTGCTCAGCGAACGCTTTAAGCTGGATAGCATCAGCTAAGATTTCATTGGCCGTTAATCGCTGTTTGCCCTTAATGGCATTACGGATGCGTGTCAGATGAATATATGAATGATGTTCGCCTTCTGTAACTGATGGGGAGAAGCGAAGCTTCATCTGCACCACGCGATCCGGTTCAGTCCAATTGGCGATTGCCTTGCGTAAATCGCGAATACTGGCTTGATTATTGGCCGCCCATTCCAGCATCCGCTGCTGATCTTCTGGCGGATACGGGGCGACTAGTTGATGATGGCCGAAAGTTAAAGTTTCCATACGTATGGAAACTTTTCGACAGATGGATGCCCATTCCTGCACTGTCTTGATCTCATATCCCAGTTCTTCAGCGACGAGTTGATAAGTGTCTCCCCAGATACGTTTCATTGAATTCATCAAGTCGCCGACAATCCATTGGATGCTCGTCTGCACCCCGTGAATAACCTTAGCCACATCTCGTAATTCATCTTTGTCAACGTCCTCCGGCACAATAAGTCCCACCGGCGTCATCGTGAAGCGCTTGTAAGTCATCGTGCCGTCGTCGTGGCGCTGGATAGCGTTTGGGTCATAGATGATGACTTCTTTTTCAACAACCTCCGGTTCACGACGCGGCGGCAGCGGCGTGGGCACATGCACATCCAGCGCACGCGGCATGTTGTCGTCTTCAATGTGGTCTCTGAACTTGCTCATACAGCAGCGCCTTTCACCACGGCTAGAATGCCCTCCACCACCGGCATGATTTCACGGGCCGCCGTACGGGCTGATCGGCGCGCACTCGGATCGTCCTCCGGCTGATAAGCAAAGATGCTCTGCCGCATCTGCACCGCCTGCTTCCAGACGGTCAAATCCCGCATTTCAGTAAACACCGGGCACACGTCTTCATACTTACCGCGCACATAGCCGAGGTTGTCCCGCTCGACCTTTTGCCGCGCGCTGAAGCGGTTGGGCACAATCCCAAGGATCGAGGCCACGTTGTACCCCTTGCTCTGTCCCTGCTGCGCCGCTTGTTTGAGAAAGGTGAATGTATTCCGCAGCCCGACAATCGACAGCTTATCCAGCGTGGTCGGCAGCAGGACGTAATCCGCCGCGTAGTACATAGCCGTATTCAGTTCATTGACGGCCGGTGACGTATCGACCAGCACCACATCCGCCCAACCGTCCAACTCCGGCAGCCGTTGGTAGATCAATGGGACGGTATCGGCTGAGCGCTCCACTTCAAGGTTGGACGCGTCCGTCGGCAGGACAAACACTTCGCCCGTGCCGCCATGAAATAGGGGGGCGACCAGCGTCACCACATCTTGGAATTCAAAGTTACTCAGGATCAACTCGGCCAGACTAGGGCGGGCCTTAACGCCCATTGATACGGTTGCGCTAGCCTGCCAGTCGGTGTCCATAACCAGCACGCGCAGCCCGGCGCGTGCCAATCCCGCCGCCAGATTGACAGTGAGGGACGTCTTGGTGATCCCACCTTTACACCCCATTAGCGCAATAATTTTCATAAAGACTCCTTTAACATTTTTATGATTTGCTTTCTGCGATTAGGACATTAAGCCACTGAATGCAATTTGCTCACCACATCGACAGCAGTAATATTCTTCACCACGTCTGCCGGATAATTGGCGCGAATTCAACGTGTTTACTGAGTACTGGTTGGCATGTCCTTCAATCCATCCACCGCACCGGCGACAAAAATGAAGAAATACATAGTGACCGTCGATGTAACCGGACGCTTCTCTCAGATTATGAATGAAGCTCAAACGTCCCTCAGAAAAACCTTCGGGCAATTCCTTGTGAACAATCAAACTCATGTCCTTTGGTGCGTCAAACCATTGATGTCTGTATGGCATTTCAATTCCTTTCCAATACGGTCGCCACTACCCGGCCAGCAGCGGAATGTCGGTGCTCTCGATGAGCGCCTCAGTAATGGTCTTGTTGCCCGTGCCGATCAAGAAAGGGATCAGCGGCACGGCACCGGGGCGATACAGCACACTGAAGACTTCCGACTCCAGCCAGTTGCGCACCAGATACAGCGCTTGCCGTAAGGCCTGATCTTTTGCCGACCGCGTTTCATGGCGCATCGGCAGCGCGGCGATTTCCATGCGTCCCTTCAGCCCGTTGGCACTGAAGGTCATCATCCAGCCGTAACGCGCCGGTACGCCGGGAGCCACTTCGAACTTCCCCGGCGAAAAGACAATGTTGCCCGCTTCGAGTTCGAGCATCAGTTGCCGGATTTCCTGTTGTAACTTCTCGGCGCTCTTTTCTGTGCGGCGTCCCGGTATCTTCCGATCCTGACTGTCCTCGAAGTACGGAATGTTGCGCGCTGCCGTTGTCACGGGTTCAGGAATAAATTGCACCATTGATTAAAGTCCCCCTTATGCACCATCGAAAATGATAGCCATTAGCTTTGAACGATATTCATCCGGCATATCGTAATGCTCAGCAAGCAGTACCTTGATCTCGCCACGGATGCGGTAGACTTCTTGTGCGAGCCGCTCCGCCCCATCAATCGCATTGAGCAGAACAATGTCCGGGTCATCGGATCGAACAGGAATGCTCATGTAAAACTTCCGTTCACCGCTGCACATCTTATAAACAACCTCACGTGCAGAGGTGCGAAGCTCGGCCATCGCCTTCAGGTCTGTCTCTTGAATGACTCGTGGGTGTACTACTGTCGTTATCGCTGCCATTGCCATCTCCTCCGGCGTTATATCGTCGAATAAACCCATTTGATTACTTCTTGGGTGTCGGCTGCTTATTCATACAATCGATAATTGTTTGTGCATCAGGGTGAGGCCGTGTACATGAATCGCTGTAGGCCGCGTCGTAATAGAGCACAACGGCAATCACAATGATTAAAAATACCAGCAGAACAAGTGTGTCCTTAAAGTTTTGTTTCACTGATTTATCCTCACCACTGCCTGACCTGCATCACGTCCAGCGCCTTGCGGATCAGGCGCTGGGCTTCGATCACCGCACTTTTGGCCCGTGCCACGCGCAGCACGGGATCGTTAATGCCGTCTACTGCCGTCAGCGCCACCATCGCGGTTTGCAGCGTATCCAGCAGCTTCTCATCCCGGATGGCAGTCGCGTTGCAATCCGGGCAGCAGGTCGCGTTACTGCTCATCATCGGCATGGTCCGGCTCCGTGGTCGGCACCTCGTGATAGCCCATGTTCTTAAAAATGGTGACGATGTTTTCCTGATCAATCGGGATCAGCACAATGTTCTTATGGTTGTCCGCCATAGTGATGAACTTCGGTGCGGGCTTCGGCGGTTCCTGCGAATGGTTAAGCACTTTGCAACTCCTTAGGGTTAAAGTTGAGAAATGAATAAGCTTCGTTCACGGCGGTATCGTCACCCACAATCACCCACCCATCGAGCAGCAGCTCGCGCAAGTCGGGTACCAGTGGAATAGACTGCACATGTCCGCCGGGTGATTTCAGCATGACCTCATTCACCTTGCCGATCTTCTTGCCTTTCTTCGGCTTGGGTGCGGCCTTAGGCTTCGGCGCACGCTTGATAGTCTTCTCTTTGGCAACCGCCGGTTTAGGCTTGGGGATCTTCATCCCGGCCAGATGGGCGATCACCCGTGCAATCGCCGTCTTGGGTGCGCCGGACGGGTCCCAGTCGCCGAGTCCGCCAAAGGGATCATTGCCGCCGTAGGCTTTGGCAATTTCCTTGACGCGGGTCTGTTGTTTACGTCGGAGCGCCGCCGGTGTGGGTTGTTTAGCGGGAGACACGGCGTGCCTCCTTCCGGCCCTTGCCGAATCCGGATCGTGCATCCAAATCACGGTGGCACGGCGGACACACGGCGATCAGATCCTCAGGCCGTTCCTTGCCCATCCGCACGTAGCTGATGTGGTGCACTTCCAGCAGCACATTCCGGCGCTTGCATTTCTGGCAGGCATTACCGGCCCGCTTGACTGCTTCGGCGCGTTTCGGTTCCCACATGGGGCTTTGCAGATAATCGACATACAGCAGTCGATCGGGCTTGGAAAGCATCAGCCGTGCCGACTCGTATTTGACCTTCAGCGCAAGGCTGAGCTGCTTGATGAACCGGGCAACCGTGATGTTGTAATACGTGGCTTTTGCTGTGGTATGCACAATGCCTTGCACACCGGCGGCAGCCAGCTTGGTCGTCATGTGGGGGATCATCGGGAACGCCGATTCGTTCAGCGTGATGCAGTCGTCATTGGCGGCTGCCAGATACA